GTTTGCAAAAATCCACAGATTTGTGAGTAATCCCCCTATTTTGACAAAAGGAAGTGACATTTTGAAAAAGATAGAAGAATTTGATTTTAATTCGATAAAGGAAACAATCGACACATTAGATAATGACCATAAAACGATGTGTGGAAGACTCTTGAATGAGTTGTTGTTCATGCAAGTGACTCTTGACGAACTCAAGAAAGAAATCCAAGAACGTGGAGTAGTCACAAAGATGTGTCAAGGCAAGTATGACATCGAGAGAGCCAATCCTGCACTTAATCAATATAACACTCTGATGAAGAATTACTCCGGTTGTATCAAACAACTTAATGAACTACTTCCAAAAGAGACTACTACTTCCGAAGATGATTTGGACGAGTTCCTGAATGAATAGTATCGAAGAGTATTATGATTGGATTATTCATAATCCTAATAAAGTCGGAAACAAAGTAACTAAAATCTATAAGAAGTTAGTTCAGAATATTAAGACACCTCAAGTAGTGTCTTTTTTTAATAAGATAACAGGTGAAGTTGAGGAACACACATATGTGTTTGATGAGAAGAAAGCACAAAGACCTGTTAGGTTTATAGAGAAATATCTGAAACAATCTAAAGGTGTGTGGAATGGTAAACCACTTAAGTTGGAACTATTCCAAAAAGCATTCATTGAAGCATTGTTTGGATTTGTTGATAAAGAGACAGGATTAAGGAAATATAGAAAAGCAATTTTATTTGTAGCAAGGAAGAACGGAAAGTCCGTTCTTGCAAGTGCAATTGGAATATATATGACAATGGCAGACTATGAGGGTGGTGCTGAAGTTTATTCAGTTGCTACTAAGAAAGAACAATCTAAGATTGTTTGGGAAGAAGCCAAAAAGATGATAAGAAAGTCACCGATCTTATCAAAACGATTTCGTTGTCTAATTGGTGGTATTTATTTCGATGAGAATGACTCAGCATTTAGAGCATTGGCATCAGATAGTAATTCCTTAGATGGTTTGAATGCTCATTTGGTAATAGCCGATGAGGTTCATGCTTGGAAAGATAGAAACTTACTTGATGTTATGTATGACTCAATGAGTGCAAGGACTCAACCATTACTATTAGAGACATCGACAATGGGAACTATAAGACAAAATGTTTTCGATGTCGAATATGACTATGCTAGTCAAGTAATAGATGGAACAATTGAGGACGAGATATTGCTTCCGATAATCTACGAATTAGACGAAGAAAAAGAATGGCTCAATGAAGAATGTTGGTTCAAAGCCAATCCGGCATTGGGTTCAATTAAGTCATTAAAATCAATCAGAGAAAAGGTTGAACGTGCAAAGGCTAATCCAATTGAGTTGGTAAACTTATTATGCAAAGACTTCAATGTAAGACAGAACACAATCAATTCTTGGTTGACGTTTGATGAACTTAACAATGAGGAGATATACACCGATTGGAAAGATTGCTATACGATTGGGGGAGTCGATCTCTCAAGCACTACGGATTTAACGTGTAGCACTTTGCTAGGAGTTGTTAAGGGTAAGATAAGAGTCAAACAGATGTATTTCTTACCAACTAACTCATTAGAAAAGAAAGTAATAGAAGACAAAATCCCATATGATAAATGGTGTAAGAATGGACTACTAAGACTTAGTGGTGACTCTAAGATAGATTACAAAGATGTAACTAAGTGGTTCTTAGAACAAGTTCAGGAATATGACTTGAGACCATTGTGGGTTGGGTACGATAGTTGGAATGCTAACTATTGGAAGATTGATATGGAAGAGAATGGCTTTGATATGGTTGAAGTCAGACAAGGTTTTAAGACAGAGTCTGCACCATTAAAGCAAATGAAAGCAGATTTGATTGATAAGAAGATAAACTACAATAACAATCCGATCACCAAGTGGAACTTGAGTAACGTGGTTGTTAAGGTAGATGATAATGAGAACATAATGCTATCAAAAGAGAAAGCAAGGCAAAGAATTGATGGAGTGGCTTCCTTGATGGACGCATATGTTATTTATGTAAACAAACAACAGGAATATTTGAATTATATAAATGAGGAGGTTAATTAATGGAAAGAAGAAGTTTATTCAGTAGAATATTTGGAACTGACAAAAATAGTGTAGTTCCACAAACTGCTACAGAAGTCAAAGTCTTAGATGATAATAAGGCAGTTTTTACACCCTACAAGGGTGATTTCCATAATGACATCGATATTCGTGCCTGTGTAGATGCAATTGCTCGTAATGGTGCTAAAATGCACCCTAGACACATCAGGAATTTTGATGGCAAAATGGAGAATTTAAAAAGTAACTTATATAAAATGTTATCTAAACAACCAAACGAAATCCAAGATGCTTATAAATTTTATTATCAAGTCATTACTAATCTTGAATTGTACAATGATAGTTTCGTTTATATTCAAAGAGATAATGACTTGAATGTAACAGGATTATACCCACTTGATTTTAGTGAGGGCAAGTTATATGAGTTCGAGGGCAAGTTATGGATTAAATTCAGATTTGGCAGAAGCAAAGAAAGATTTGTTCCATATGATAGTTGTATTCACTTAACAAGATTTGTTGGTAAAGACGGACTATTTGGTGGAAACTCATTGCCAATAGTAAAAACATTATCAATCAAACATATCATAGATGAGGGCATTGTAAATGCTATCAAAACAACTCAACACATTAAAGGTATCATCAAGTCAACTAAGGCATTACTAAAACCTGAAGACGTTAAAAAGATGAGAGACCAATTTGTAGAAGACTTTATCAGAAACGGAGACAAATCAGGCATTGGTGGATTAGATGCTACTACTGATTTCACACCGGTTAAGATAGAACCTACTACTGCAAGTGAGAACCAAATAAAGATATTCGATAATAAGATATTATCTTACTTCGGAGTCAACGAAAACATTATCATGAGTAAGTATTCTGAAGATGAATGGAACGCATTCTATGAGTCAGTACTAGAACCAATTGGCTTACAAATGTCTTTAGAGTTCACTAATAAATTATTTACACCAACACAAAAGAACTTCGGAAATGAAATTATATTCGAGTCAAATAGACTTCAATATGCAAGTAATAAGACGAAGATCGAGTTGCTAAGTAAGGCAACTAATATAATGACAATGAATGAATTAAGAGAAATCTTCAATCTTGCACCAAGAGAAGATGGAGATGTTATTTTAATAGACCAAAACCACTCAGTTTTGGAAGATACAAACGAAGAACAAGGAGGGAATGAAGATGAAGAACAAGGAAGTTAGGTTGTTAGATGTAGAACTTCGTACACCTGAAGAAGAAGACAAGATGATTGTCGAGGGTTACGCAATTACATTCAATAGTCCTGCAACACATGGTTATACTGAAATCATTAGTGACAAGGCATTAGACAATACTGATATGTCAGATGTACCTTTAAAGTATAATCACGAAGACTCACACCTTATCATGGCAAGAACTAGAAACAAATCACTAGAACTTAAGAAAGATGATAAAGGATTGTTCATTCGTGCTGAACTTATAGATACTCAATCAAATAAAGACATCTATAAGTCAATCAAGGCAGGATTAATTGATAAAATGTCATTTGCATTCACTACAAGAGGTGACGAGTATGACTATGACACAGATACAAGAACAATTACTGATATTGATAAATTGTATGATGTTTCTGTTGTTGACATGCCATTCTATGACTCTACATCTGTCTATGCAAGAAATGAGAACGATGAGTTCTTAACTAGAAGAACAGAGTTAAGAAAACAACACGAACTTGAAATTGCTGAAGAAGAACGCAAAGCAAAACTTCAAGAAGCAAAAAATGCTTTATTGGCAAAATTAGGTTAATACGATTACGAAAAAGGAACTTGGAGAAGTTCTTTTTTTGTTGGTGGACACCAACTACATCGTTTTAATAAAGTCCGGACGGACATAATGAGCAGTTATGCTCTGAAATAACTATAAGAATAGGAGGTTTAGTAATGACTAGACTAGAAGAAATCGAAACTCGTAAGGCTGAAATTCGTGAAGAAGTAGAAGCAACTGAAGAGATCGAAAAGGTTGAAGAACTTAATCAAGAAGTTGAAGCATTAAATGAGGAAGTTAAACAAATCGAAGAACAAGAAGAAGTTCAAGAACAAGCAAAAGAATTAGAAGAAAAGTCATTCAAGGCTGAAGAAATAATCAAGGAGGAAAGAAAGATTATGAACAAAGAAGAATTTAGAAATTCAAAAGAATATGTAGATGCTTATGCAGAATACATCAAAACAGGTAGTGATAAAGAATTAAGAAGTTTATTCACTACTAATGCAACTGAAGTTACAGGTTCAGTTGAAGTTCCTGAGATAGTTGAAGATATCGTTAGAACTGCTTGGGAAAGAGAAGACTTAATGTCTTTAGTTAGGAACTTAAGTGTAAAAGGAAATCTTAAGGTTCAATTCGAAGTATCATCAACAGGTGCACAAATCCACTTAGAAGGTGCTGAAGAAGGCGTATCTGAAGAAGAACTAGTTTTAGGAATCGTTGACTTAAGCCCTGTATCTATCAAAAAATGGATTGGTATAAGTGATGAAGTTATTGATATGCGTGGAGAAGCATTCTTAAGATACATCTATGATGAATTAACTTATAGAATTGCTAAGAAATGTGCTGATGAATTAATTGGTGCAATTGCTCAATTACCACAAACTGCTACTCAAGAATCTCCAAGTGCTAACAAAATAACTGAAGCACCTGCAGTTGGAACAATTGCTAATGCAGTTGCTAACTTAAGTGATGAAGCATCAAATCCTGTTATTGTTATGAACAAATTAACTTATGGTGCATTCAAGGCAGTTGCTTATGCTAATGGTTATTCTGTCGATCCATTTGAGGGATTAAGAGTTGTATTTAATAACACATTACCTGCATATGGAAGTGCATCAAATGGTGCAGTATATGCAATCGTTGGTGACTTCGGAATGGGTGCAATTGCAAACTTCCCTAATGGTGATGGAGTAGAAATCAAATATGATGATACTACATTAATGACTGATGACATCGTTCGTATTTTAGGACGTAGATATGTTGGATTAGGTGTTGTTGCTGATAAAGCATTCACATTAATTGCAAAACCAACTGAATAATAGAAATGAGGTAAGGCTATGCTAGACGAAATTAAAAAAAT